GTGCTGTACGCTGACATTCTCTTTTGCGAGAAGTCTAGCTAATGTTGGATTCTGATGGTTCATTATTGAGGTCCGTCTGGATGTTGATCAATCATGATTTCTGAGATTTTTTCTTCCATTTCGTTTTCAGACATATTATTGACTGTGTCTAGGGCGTAGTAATCTCTACAAAAGTGAACTTTATCCGCACGATCCATCTCAGAGATTTCATCTCTTATTTGATCTAAAATTTGATCATTTCCTGGGTGTGACATAATAACTCCTTAATTTATTTTGTTGTATAGTACCATTATACCATACTTTTGGGTGTTTGTAAACCTTTATTTTCAAATAATTGAAAATAGTTACGATTTGTTACGAGTTTATAAAACATTTTGTAGACCAGGAGAAGACTTTGGAGCCTTTCTAGTGGCCACTTCCTCCTTAATCCATTGTACAATATTGCTTTTCATACTCCAGGCATTGAAATGACCTCCGCACCTTACTTCAATTCCGTAAGTATCAAATACGATTTTATAGTATTTAGGTCCATCGATTACATCCAGTCTTCTTCCATCAACTCTTCTAGCGTAAAGCCAGAAAGTATTAGATTGTCCTGAAACCGGGTTTAAACATAATCCTAGTACATTTTGAAAGTATTCAATTAGTTTACTAACTGAAAAGTCTCCATTTTTTGATAAGATTAATTTTTCTTTTTTTATCATTTTAACTCCTTATTATTGTTGATTTGATATGTCTATTATACCACAAAACAAGGAGGATGTAAACCCCCTAGGTGAATTGATGAGACACGGCTTGTCACATCGTTTTATCGGATTTTGGAAAAGTTCCCGTCTTTATAGAACTCGATCTTAGAACGGATCTTATTCTCTAAGACATCGCCTTTATGTGTTATAATAAAGACATTAGAATCTTCATTTAATGTACTTAGGATCTTGGTTAAGCTTTCTATACCATCTACATCTAGACTTGAGTCAAATGTCTCATCTAGGACTAGAAGATTAGTAGCTGCACTATTTTTCATCTTAGCTATTTGACGCCAGGTGAAAAGTAAGGATAGATCTATCCTCTGTTTCTCTCCCTCAGAGAAGGAAGCATAGTTAAAAGTATCTCTATATCTAGATCGAATTGTTTCATTGAAGTTTTCATCTAGATGGAATGCTACAAAGAAGTCTAGGATCTGAAGATATTCATTAATTAATCGATTCATCACAGGAAGATATTGTTTAACTACTTTGGTTTTAATACCAGTATCTTTAAGCATTTCACCCATTACTTCGTTATAAGTCCTCTCTTCTGTATACTTTAGCTTGTTTTCTGTATGGGTTTCCTTGTTTTCTCGTAGGGTTTCTAATTCATTTTGAGCCTGTTTAACATCACCGGTTTGACCAGAAAGTATATTAATTTCCTTTTGAATCTTGTCAATCTCTTTTTGCAATAGGGATATAGAATCATTATTCGAATTAATCCTATTTTGTTTCTCTCTAAGTTTATCTAGGCTTTTAGTAATCTGTGTAGTGGTACTCGATAGAACTGATAAGCTACGTTGTAAATCTTCTTTCTCTTCTTGTACTGTTTTTGCAGTTGATTTAATATAATCAATCTTGGTGTTCTTTTTATCTTCTGTAATATCTTGATCACATGTAGGACAATGGTCATTTTCTTCATAGAATCTGGATTCAGATACTAGGGTTTTGATTTGGCTATTCAATTGTAGATTGTGGGACTTTATATTTGCTACTTGATCAAGTTGTGTAGAATATGCATTCTCCTCTGACTTCATAGAAGCAGTAAGGTTCTTTCCTAGGGTTTTAGATTCATCAAATAAACCTTTAATCTTGCCTTTATGTATCTTAATAGAATCTCTTTTTTGAGTAATTTGATCTTTATTAATTCCTCTTAGATCTTTTATATATTTTAATTGTGATTGTGTTTTGGTTTTAATAAGCTCAAGTCTATGGTTTATATCCCTTAATTGATCTCTTATATTAGCATTGCGTTCCTTTAGAAGTTGATTCATCTTACTGAATATTTTTATATCAAGAAGATCTTCGATAACTCCTCTACGAGACCAAGCAGGTAATTGCATAAAAGGTATGAAAGAAGAACTTCCAAGAACAACAACCTGATGAAAGGATTTATGATTAAGCTTAAGTATATTCTGTTCAAGGAATTTCTGATAATCTCTTGCGTGCGATGATTGATTAATAAGTTTACCATTTTGATATATCTCAAACTTAAATGGTGTAATCCCTCTTAGTACTTTAAAGTGCTGATCTCCTACTTCAAATTCTACCTCTACAACACATCTCTTCCTATTAATGGAATTGACTAATTGGGGTTTATTAATATCTCTATGGGGTTTTCCAAAGAGACCAAAAGAAAGAGCATCTAACAGTGTGGATTTTCCAGAACCATTTGGCCCTCTAATAATTGTTGTGTGGGTTTTATCTAATTGAATATCTATATATTCGTTGCCGGTGGAGAGGAAGTTCTTCCACCTGCATGATTTGAATTGGATCATACTACCTCGAGATTTTGAGCTTCAGTATATAGCTCTCTTAATTTCACTTTTATGTGTTCTTTATCTAGATCTGTATCTACCGCATCGACATATGAGTCTAAAAGTTCGGTAGTGTCTTCTAGTGACACTTTTTCATCACCTATATTTTCGCCGATAAACTCCTCAAAACTTTCGGCTATCTTGAGTTCGTAAGTTTCTATATTTTGTAACCGATCTATTAATCGGTCGAACATATAAAGATCGTTTTTGTTTAATACAATGAGCTTTATAAATTTTCTTTCGAACTCTTTTATATTTATATTGTTATAATTTTCCCTTTCGTCATCATAAACAAACTTTTTGAATATGGTAATAGGGTTGCGCACGGGCGTGAGCTCGCGCGTACGTGTATCTAGTATATGGAAGTATTTTGGATCATCTACATCAGCCCAGGTAAACTCCATTTGAGCCCCAAGCATATGAACATTTCCTTGACTAGACTTAGTATGGAAATGACCAGAATAAACTGATTCGAATCTTTTGAATGTATTTGCATTCATTCCGTGTGGATTTGCTATGCCTGGCTGTACATCAAAACCTTTTAGATCTAGGTGAGCACAAAGTATATCTGCCTTACAAGTATTTGTAAAATTAAGATATTCATCATAATTATCATTATTAATCCAAGGGAGCATTGCTATATTTAATCCATCATATTCCAACACTGTTGGTTTCATTATGATATTAATATTAGATGTAAAATATCCTAGGAGTTCTTTGAGAGAACAAAGCTCGTTAGTATTTTTAAAATATACATCGTGATTGCCAGGGATAATATCCATAGTGATACCAGCATCGCGAATGGGCTCAAGAAAGACCTTACGGTTTTGATTAAGCGCTTTAAAATTGACGAATTTTCTGTGTTCATAGTAATCACCTAGGTGAAGTATATGTTTAATGTTGTTTTCCTTTAAATAAGGAAAAAATATTTCATCATAAAAACGTTTTTGATAATTTAAAAATATATCAGATGAATTTCTGACACCACAGTGGGTATCATTTAATATAGCTATTTTCATATAAGTGGTGCCGTTTGAGGAGGGGTTTCTTTAGTACCATATTTCTTTCTAAGGTACATTAATTTCTCAACTTGTTTTCTGTACATGTTGATCTTATACCCAGCAAGCTTTAATGCTTTTATATGAGGTCGTCTTTTCAAATCCTTTCTCGTTCTCTTAGCAGTTAGTCTATTTGCCTGAGTCTTTTTTGCTGTAGTCATTCTTTTCATAATTATCCCATAAAGAGTTCTAATTTTTCTTTCTCTTTCTTCTTTTCTGCTTTGGCAAAAGTTTTAATCTTTTTATCAACCTCTCTTACCTTAGATATTCTCTGTCGGAGTGTATCAACATAAGCCATAGTTTCTGCAGCTCCTGATTCATCCATACCTAAAGAAGTAAAATCCTCAATCCCCATTCTTTCAATGAATCTCATTTTAATATCCTGCTGTTTCTTTTCCTTGGTTATCCTTCTGATAAAGGCAAAGTAAATAATCTGGGTAAAATAAGAAAATGCATTAGGTTTACCAGTACGTGTGGCAGTTTCAATCTTATAATTCTTGATAGCTCGTAGACAATTTTCTACTCCATCCATTACCATTTCTTCTCTGTAGGTATATCTTACAAAGTTTGGCCGATGGCTTAATCCTTCTGCTATTTTTATAAAGCAACTTGCAATATAATTTGTTACCACAGGTATAGGTTTATCTTCTTCTATAGCTTTATTGGCTGAGCTGACATAATCAACTACTGCTAGACTGAAATCTTTATTGTTTATATAGTGGGCCTTCTTCTTCGCATCAGTGACCATAATTTATCTCCATAATTTAATTCTATGTATAGTCTATTATACCATACTTTTGGGTATTTGTAAACCCCTAATTTATTTTAAATAATTTGCAAAAAAAGGTTTACAAATCGTCATTTATGTGGTATAATAGTACAGTGTCCCCAGGACAAAGAGACACTAGTGAATAGTATCCTTTGGATCCGGAAAGGGTATGACATTATCCTCATATTTTATTTGTTCTTCAGGTTCTTCCATCTCATCTTGTCCCAACATGAATTCTTCGAAGTCCTCTAATAGTTCCACTGGATCTCGTTGGGGGTTTTGTACTAGTTTAGGTTTCATAACACTAGATGCTAGCCTGATATATTCGTGTTTAAGATCTTCATCAATTCCAACATGATGTAAGATATGTTTATTTGAGATCTTAAAGATCTTCTGCCCTGAAAAAGGGAACCACGGAAGGAATGCAAATCCCCCTATGATGTTAGCTCTTATTACAAAAGGCCTTTCAACAATATAAGAATCTGGTTCTTTTTGTGTAACCAATGCTATGATTTCTTCACCATTCATTAGTTTAAATTGTCGTATGTTTATTTTTTCTTCCATATTATATATTTATCTCAAAAATCTCCCATTTAAACTTTTCTTTTGAATATAATTTAATTCTTTCAGCTGCATGATTGAGCGTATAATTCTTCTTAGTTTTCCAATGAAGATCATCTGCTATATCATATACCTTTGTATTTATGCCATCTCCGCTTACACGAAGACCTCTACCAATGGATTGTAATACTCTTATCTGAGATTTAGAGGGGGAAGCAACAATAATAGCATTATTTTCTTTTTCAGTAATAGATCTTATTTGTTCCCTAGTATCTACATGAGTTTCGCCTGAGACATAAAATAATTTTCTCTTCTTAGCTATTTTACTCTTAAGTAGGTCATGAAGAGGTTTACCATGTTTCTCTACATAGTTAAATAATATTAATGTATTACCTTTTTGATCTAAAGCAAGATTAGCTATAAAATTATTGCGCGGCGTGTAGCCAACTATAAAATCTAATTCATCCTGGTATTTAAGTTTAGATATAACTTTACAATACTCATCTTTATATTTAAGGAGTATAACATCTATATCCATCTGAGCTAATTCACCAGAATCCATAAGATCTTTTGAGGTAGTTACTTTATATACTGGCCCAAATAATCCTTCTAGAACTAATTGATGTGTTTGTGTTCCATCTAGAGTACCAGTAGTCCCTATCCTATATCTAGCATTAACACATTTTTCCATTATTGAGGTAAGGGACTTAGCTTTAAAATTGTGTGCTTCATCTCCTATAACCATACCATATTCATCAAACCATTCTTTTGGTAATCTATGCACAGATTGCCAAGTGCTTATTATAACTCTAGGTTCTACATTAAACTTTTCTTTACCTGCATAAACCCTATGGCAATCGAATTGTGTTTCAAAGTTAGGATCCTTCGAAGAATAATCTCCAAAATCGTGGTACATTTGTTCAACTAATGATGTTGTAGGTACGATAATTAATACTTTTTCTTTATTGTATTTTAAGAAATGCCTTACAGCTAGATATATGATTAAACTCTTACCGGATGCAGTAGGTGATAATAACAGTGATTTTGAGCTCCGTAGCGCGTGCCTAAGAGCTTTTAATTGGTATGCCCTTGGTGATATATCATCCTTATTCACAGTTAGAATGCATTCTTTTAATGTTTCTTCTAATTCTTTTTCATTGTAATCTGGGGTAATACTGAGTTCTGTAACTAGTTCATACTCCCTTTCTTCACAAAATTCTTCTAAGTAACTATATAATCCACAGTATAAGGTCTTAGATCTATGGTTAAATAACCTTATCTTTCCATCCCATACTCTATTTCTATAGGCAGGCATGAACTTATATCCAGGTACATAAAAACAGAAATGTTCTGTAAGCTCTCTTTCAGTACTAGGTTCACATTCTATTTGCATAAAAGTTTCGTCTAATTTAGTAACTACTAAAGTTTCTGTATACATTCTTTTAATCTTCTCTTAGTACTATTTAAATCATAGCATAGGTAATCATTAATATACCAATAAATAAATTTTCTAGCTTTTTCTTCTTGATGCCAAGAGGTATCACTAACTAGTCCTCTCAATTGGCTTAATGATTTTAACTTCTCAGTTACCCAATGGTACTCTGGATATCCATATGATATAATTGGTACCTCATGCATTAAACATTCTATTCCTGCAGTACTATTATCTATTATCGCTACGCGTGCGTGCGGGAGGAAATCATGTATAGATTCGAATCCAGTTCTTACATCTAATCCACCTTGGATCCATTTATCTACAATATCCTTTTGCTTACCTCTTAATTTAAACTTAGGATGTAATTTAAGAACACATGATATATCTAAATATTTTACCCTTTCAACTATCATTACTAATCTATCAAAATGACCTTTAAACCCAAATCCATTTGTTGTTTCATCTTCTGGCATTTGGCCAATAATTAATATATGATCTTTAGGAATCTTTTTTGCTGGTTTCCATTTTAATATAATAGAATCATCCCATTTATTTGCTTTTCTTTCTATTAGATCCTCAATAATACCCCAGTCCATATGGCTATTAGGATTTAGGTAGGAATACATTGCTTCATATTCATATGGTTCTTCAAATGTTAATCTAGAGCTATTAGCATAACCTAGATCGTCAATAGTAAAATGATTTGCGGTAGGTGCTGTGGGTTTAACAATTAGTATTTGTTTTTCTAAGGTTCCGATCGGATCCCACATATTATCTAAGCAAGTATGATTATAAACCATCCATCCATTACCAGAATATCCAAGTCCTTCTTTATATCCTAACTCTTGAAATGCTTGTTCAACTAGATTAGCAGCTTTTTTAAAGTTTCCTTTCCACTCGAATTTATGGTCATATAATTTATATTCCACTAGTGAATTTTCTCCATTCAATTATATTCTTAATAGTTTGATGCCGCCATTTAATATTATCTAATATTTCTTTTAGTATACTAACTAGTTCTTCTTGGTGTGCTAATTTGGCCTGATGTTCTTGAATAAGTGGATCAGCATCATACCATTTATCTAAATCCCCTTTTAGTACTGTTAATCCTTTTAGTGGATCATATTCCCAACCTTTTTTATCTAATTCTATTTGGGATAGTTTACCACCATAGTGTAGGAATTTGTCTCTCAACAAGGGTTTAAATTCTAATTCTAATTTCTTTAGTCTTAGCCTAGATACAGAATGTAATTCTAGGTATTTGGAATGGAGTTTTGCGGAATCTCTAGATGCTTCATCTAATGCCATTTCGTCAATGACAGAGTCTAGTTTCCACATCTCTAATATAGATTCGATGTTCATAATGTCTATTATACCATACTTTCAGTCAAAAGTAAACCGTTATTTTAACTGAATTCGAATAAGGTATATTTAAATGTTACAGTTGCCTGTACGTATTCTATATCTCCAACTTGGGTATTAAACTCAATTGAAGACAGGCTAGTAGGGAATATTTCTTGAAATGCTATCTCTTTTACTACGTTATTGTGGGATGTTAGAATCATTAACCTTGCATCATATTTGTATCCTTCTGAATCCTTAGCATTAATTATATTATGCATCCAATCATAGATCTCAATATAATTTTCCATATTTTCTGTGATGTTAAAAGTTATGCTGAAATCCTCAAAGGCTAATCTATCACCAGTCAATCCAAGATTAACTCCTCGAAAAGGAGAATCAACAGGGGATAAGCTAATGCCAGGCAAATTTACTGCAGTACAAAAGTACTCAGTATTAGCCATGTTGGAATCTATTTTTAGAGTAAATCCTACAGGACTTAAAAAGTTTTTATTCGTCGTCAGTGCCATATTTTCTATCTTGCCATTTTTCTAATAACCAGTCATGCCATCTTTCTACATATTCATCTCTGGTTAATCTATTACCTGAAGCGGCAATAGTGAGATTTTCATCTTCGTTATCTAACCACATTCTGGTACAGAAAGAATCAAATGTGTTAGTACTTCTAATAATCATAGTTCTATTTATATTTATTTATATGTTAAAAAAAAGAGGATCCGAAGATCCCCTTTAATCACTTACTTATTTTTCATTTACGAATTCATTAAGTTGTCTAGCAACTGCAATGACATCCTCACCAACAATCTCTCTTAACGGTAAAGCTTTTTTATCGTTAGGGAAAGAATCGTTATGTGCGTATAAAGCTTCAACTTCTCTTTGGTAGTTTCCTTCCAAAAGACCTTGTGCTTGATTTAGTAAATCGGCTCTGATTTCGAACCCAGATTTGTTATCTGACATGATATTCTCCTGTGTGTATGTGTGTATGGATATTAAATCTTTTTAATATCTCTCTATTATCTATATGCTAAAAAAAAGGGATCCGAAGATCCCCTTTTAATAAAGTGATTACTTTACGGTTACACCATAATGTCGTCAACTCTGAAGATACGGAAATAAGGGTTTGCCCTATTAGTACCAATTCCGTCAACAAAGACGAAAGGATTGGCAACCATGCCATATCTTGTTTTGAACCCGATACGAGGTTGGAAATCACTCTCGCCGATCGCTTTGACCATAGTCAAAGGAACGTACGGACAGTAGAATATACCAGCGTCGTAAGGATTAGATCCGCGATACCCAACACATGCGAAGTCGACGGTTGAATAAGGATCGATGTAGACTTTTAAGCGTCCGTTAAGAACTCCAGCAAAAGTATTGCCAGTGTCATCAACAGAAAGTCCAGTTTGAAGTGCAGGCGAATAATCCATTACACCAGAAGCAGCTAGAGCAGAAGCTACGTCAGAAGAAACGAGTACAAAGTTACCTTTGCCTCTTCTTGTTTCTTTTGCAATGACGTTAGATTCTCTTTCGAGTTGCATTACTAGTCCTTTGAATTTTTCTGCCATCCATCTACCATCAGAATCAGTTCCGACATCAAAGATACCAGATACTGCTGTTGAAGATTGGAGTGCACCAATTTTTGCTTTAATTAAAACAGTACGAACAACTTCTCTATTGATTTCCGCAAGGATCTCAGCAGATAGGATGTTAGCAAGTTCGCCTTCGGCGTCGAGGCCATGGATAGCTTTCAAATCTTGTGCTAATTCCATAGTGTACTCGGCTTTTAACGCTCTTGATGTTGCTGTAACGGTTGATTTCTCGATTGAGAAAGCCATTTCAGCGAAAGCTGCGCCAACGCCACCGGACGTACCACGTGCTTCCGCAGTGGCCGTAGGAAGTCCTAAACCGTGTCCTGAGACTATGTCTGCAGTATCGGCTATGGATCCATCGGTGTCAGCATCAACTACACCAGCTAATCCAGTTGGATCGGCCTCATGTGTACCTGAACCTGAAAAGTCAGTATCAGCTTCATCAAATAACGCTTCAGTTCCGCCCTGAGTTGTGTACCTAGATTTCATTGCGAAGATAAGACCAGTTGGTCCACTCATAGGCTGTACGCCTGCGATATCATATGCAATCAAATTAGGCATTGCACGCCTGACTAAAGAAATTAGGACAGGGTCAAAATTGTCGACACCGGATCCAGTTGCGTTAGCAGCTGCTTCCGAGATATCTCCAAAAGATCTTTGTGTTCTTTCTTCCCTTAGGGCTACTTCTTGGTTCTCAAGAAGACGTGCAGTAACCGCTTTTCGATATTTGTCGTCGATAGCTGGAGCATCTGCATGATCCAATACCGGTGACCATTTTTCGATTAAGTTTTGGTCTGCGTTAAACATTTTTTATTTACCTCTTAGGTTAAATGTTATTGATTTAGTTTACTAATGGCTTGAGTGTATGCAGACATTGTGTCAGATGTTGGAACTTCCGCTCCGCCATCTTTCCCAATTAGTGCATCAGATTCATCCACTGTTACTGGGCTATCTTGATTAAAGTAAGATTCTTTAACGGTTTTAACTTTCATTTCGAAAGTCTCTTCGTCTTCAAAATCTATATCTTCTACCAATCCAGCTAGTTTTTCAGCGTCAGTATCTGCTAAGCCTGAAGATGCCTTACGTACGATGTCTGCTCTTAAAAAATCTTGAGCTTTGTCGTTTAAACGTATGTTATCTTCTGTGGATTTATTGAGTTGTTCTTCCAGTTCAGAAACTTGATCAGCGAGATCGTCGATCAGGTCAGCTTTACCTTCTGGAACTTCAATATAGTGTTCCTTGAACACAGATTGTAATGAACTCATGAACTCTTCAGCAATCTCAGTCCTAAGACCTTGCTGTATAGCTATTTCGTTCTCTTTCATCCAATTCTCAATTACGTAGTTAAGATAGGAATCTACCTTTTCTACAATTTCGTTTTGAACGTCAGTTACTTCTGTTTCAAGATTTTGCGCATATTCAGACTCTAGTCTATCTATCTCAGTGCTTACTTTTTGTGTGTAAGCAGCTTCGAAAATAGCTCCAGCCTTCTCACGGAATCCATCAGATAATGTAGCTTCATTAGCTACTATAATATCTAAGTCATCACTCCAGTCTGCAGATTCTTGCTTAGCTGATGCGTCAGAGGATTTGGCTTTGATAGTTTTATCTTTTTCCTTTTTCCCTTGTGCATCAATAGCTTTACCTACTGATCCGTCGTCTGTTGACTCAATATTTGAAATCATCTTGGCGAATAACTGTTGCGCTTCGTGCTTTTTAGCCTTCTTCAGCATTTCAACTGCGGCATTAATTACTCCAGCTTTAGTTTTAGGCATAGAGAAAGCAGGAGGAGCGGTTTCTTCAACCTCTTCTTCTTCTTCATCATCTTCCTTAACCTTAGCTTTAGTAGTTTCTTCAACTTCCTCTTCAGAAACTTCTTCTTCAGAAACTTCTTCCGATTCAGCTGATTGCTCTACAACTACTTCTTCTTCGGTAACTTCTACAGCTACTTCTAAAGTTTCATCTTGAACTTCTGCTTCGTCTGAAACGCCTTCGACTACAGAGGTGATTGTATCACCTAAATTTTCGTTTGACATATCTTGTCTCCCAAAGTGTGAGTTTAAAGTTTAGAGAGGAAATTCTTAAACGCCTTTATCTCAACGCCTGGCAAAGCCAGTGTTGAAGCACGTTTTATTTCAGTCTCAATTTTTTCAATTTCTTGAGCTTCTAAGATACCATTATTCCATATCCAATCTACTCCTTCCATAACTCCGTTAACAAAAGCTGACGGAGCAGAAGGGTCTTGGACTATATCGATTGAGGCTAACATAAAGTCATCCCTCACATACATGCCACCTTTTCTGTTCTCAAGTGTTCCCATACCACGACTTGATACACCCAACTTTACACCACCTTCAAGCAAACCTTCAACGATTTGACCCATAGGGGTTTTAAGTATGGATGCTTTCCCTATAACATTATTTCCCTGGAATTCCAGGTTCGTAATCTTATGTGAAACCTTATCAAGGTTAACAGTTGGTCCTTCCGGATGATTTAACTCTCCAACTGCTCTACCTTGCGAAACCTGCTCTTTAACATATTTGTTAACTGCAGATTCCAAAATCTTTTTTTCGTATACACGACCGTTTCGATTCTTTGTCTCGGCCTGCATAAACACACCTTCGATGTGCATACTTTTCTTTCCATTAGCAGCTTTCTCAATGAGAATCTCTAATGGGCTATCAATATATTCTGATATTAATTTCATTTATCCCTCGTTATTTACAAGTTCTAGGAATTCTTTAACTGCCTCTTCGGCATCTAAAGCGTTATCAAACCTTTCATCGAGCATAGTATCATCTATCATAACTGTATAAGCATTATCTTCCTTATACATAATTATCTTAGTTCCATCCACCTGAAACCTTTTAAAAGGTATAGGTTGGCTAACTAGACTTTCTCTCAATTCGCTAAATTTCAAAATAATTACTCCTCTTCTTTTTCTTCAGGTTCTTTACCTGTGGAAGAAGCTACATCAATCTTTTTTGCATTTAAAGCATCATTCAATTTCGTCTTCATTGTATCGTCGAATGATTTATTGGCTTTAACATTATCTCCACTACGGATATTATCAATCAATTCATTTGTGCTCATAATTTGTTCCTCTGTATCTATTTATAAAAATTATTTTCTTAGATATCAAGATCTAGGTCTTCACCATCATCTTCTGATTCTTTATCGATCTGTTTATCTATTTCTTCGATTTCGTCATCAGATTGTCTTAATATCTGCTTACGAATCCATTCATTTGAAACATATTTACCTACATATTCATCTAATGAGGCTAACATTTCAAATCTTTCTCGAATCATCTCTGATTCTTTTAATTCACTGAAGTAATTATCTTCAATAAAATCAAAAACTATTTCTTCTTTCCAAGAATCCCAATCCTGTTTAGTTATAATCTTCTTAAGTAATAATTGTGTCTTAAGAGCTTGCATAAACAAGTCAGAGAATCTTTTTCTAAGTCTATCAATAAATTTCTTAAATTTAACTTCATCTCTAGATATCTCAGTACTACGACCAAGACTAAACTGTTGCTCTTGTTCCAATCTAGCAATAGGAACATTTAATGCACGATATAATTTCTTTTGGAAATAGATTATATCATCAATCTGTCCTAGGTTATCACCACCAGGTAATGTAGAAATTTCTGTTCCTCTTCCACCTTCTCTTCTAGGTAAAAAGAAATCTTCCATCATGGACATATGTTTCTTATCGTCCTTGATCTCACCTGTACTAGCATCATATACTAATTTATTTCTATATTGGCTCATTATATTTTTAAGGTATTCCTCAGCCTTACCCTTAGGTAAGTTACCTACGTCAATATAAAATATTCTACGTTCAGGAGCTCTTGCTAATCTGTATATAACCAGAGAATCTTCCATCATACGGAGTTGATTAACTGGTTTGATCGCTTTTTGTAAATAAGATAATATTCTTGATCTACTAGGATCTAATTGTCCTGAAGTGCAATATATTATAGAATCAGGGTGTATTTTTATACCTTGATTCGATCTTTCCATCTTATCATCTTGAAAGATAAAATACTCTTCCTGCTTTACTATTAATTTAGCGCCGGTTTTTGGATCATCTTTCTCTTCGATCTCTTTAACTTTTCTCAGTTTAACAGGATCAACATATCTTAATTCTTTAATTCCTGCCTGAGGTTTGCCTTCATCTATAATTACATGATAAGGTAATCTTCCATCAATATACCATTTACGAAATATATCGTGAGCGTATTGATTAAAATTAACAAGTCTTAATACAGTATCAAATTCTTCCCTGATAGTATCTTTTATATTATCTGATACCTCTAAGGCATCAAGAACAATATTTACTGGAGATTCTTTATGATCTCCAACTATAGTTTCATTAACTATATCTTCAATTGCTGCATCACATTCGGGCTGGCTTGCAACATCCCTATATTTTAATAATAAATCTATCTCGGTCTTGGCTTTATCCCCATCTACATCGAGATATATACCAAAATGTCCACTGGTCGTTATTACACCAGCGCCATCCGCTTCTGTATCAGGTACAAAAGAAGGACGTTCAGTCCCCTTTTTCGCCCGATTGATTTCAAATCCAAAAAATTCTGCCATACTCTATTCCTCATATTATCCGAGGGGAATTAAATTCCCCTCTTCAAATATATTTATACCACTTATGAAGTAGTGTCTGATTCCCAATACTGAACTTGTAGTTCTACAGTAAAGTCTTCAATTGTGTCATTAGTTTCATAATTAAGATCAATTGCAGCCAATGAACTCGGCCAGCAACCACGGAAGTCATACCTCTTAGAGGTAGTTCCATCTTTTCTTAATTGTTCAACAACAACATCAACAGAATAATCATTCATGTCGACTAAACCTGTATTTTCCTGGTGTTGGTTAATACCATTCATCCATTGCTCAAAGGCTTTTCTTACATCAAACTCTGCATCATTAATGATGGTAAGAGTAAGTGCTGTAAAAACCCTGTCTCCGGCTAAATTAAGTTTCCTTCCTCTAAAAGAGATTGGAATTACACCAACTGTAGAGTCAGGAATTGTTGCTTGCTTACATAAAAATGAAGCTAGTTCAACGTTTGCTGATTCTACGAAAGTTGGAAAATTAACAGTCGCTTTGAATAGAGAAGGCCTTGCACCACCGCCACTAAGTTTCGATTTAAAATCGTCTATGCCTAGAATTGCCATGTCTTATCCTCCCTTAACCTTCAGATCCAGCTATTTCTGTAAAAGAAACGCCAGTTCTGGTAGCTACAAAGTTTAAAGTAATGAAGTTAATAGATCTTGCAGGTTGGATATAAATATCCGCCACAAAGCTATTAGTATCAATTACTTGACTTGTATTGTTAGTTTCATCGCAAACGACTGAAAATGCTGTCAGTCCTCTACGTCCCTTCACGTCTCTTAGGAAAGGTTCTACCAAATTCTTAAACTGAGCTCTTGTGAATTCATCGTTGAATTCGAACAATTGAGCTTTAGCAGCAGTTGATATTGCCTTTTGTAAGGTAATGAATAATCTACGTACATTAATACGGTCGAAAGCAGAAGGTTTTGCTAAAAGGGTTTTATCTCCAAATAGTAAAGTACCTTGTCCAGGTAACGATACTATAGGATTAACTCTTCCCTTGTATAGAGTATCTCTATCAGCTTTGATAGGATTCCATGCAAGTTTAGTTACACCTAATAGTTGCCCACGGCTTACACCAGCTGGTGAATACCATGCATCTGCGACTCTATCTGTATTAGCACATAATCCAGCAACGTGTCCAGCTGCGCCTATCCAACGGTAAGTATCATTGTACTTATCGTAAACATAAACTGCGCCTGAATCACATACTGCGTATGAGCTAGAAGTTAGTCCGTTTGCAAATGCCATAACATCCGTAGCAGGAGCAGCTGCTCCTTGACTATCTGCGATTGGAGGTGAGACAAAAGCTACACAATCTTTTCTTGCGGTTGCAATAGAGATTAAGTCTTCAGCAATTGTTTCTGCTCCGTTAGCATCTGGGTAAGCAAACAATAAACCAACATCAACTGTTTCGGCATCTTCCAATAGATCGAAACCTATTGCAATTTCACCAACAGTAGGTGAGTTATCGTCTGTTCCACCAGTTAACGAATCATCTATAGCAGCTGTTACACCAGCTATAGCTGTCGTTGCAGCTAATCTAAGATCGGCTCCAGCATTGGTTAATGTAGATGAATGATCCATCCATCGTACGTAGTCGGAACCAGTATTTACTACATCAACGTAGTAATTAGATGTTCCATCTGGGTTTTTAGCATCAGAAGCTTGTGAAGCATATGAGAATGTTTCTAAAACAGTACCTGCGGTACCACTAAATACTCCATCTTCATCTATAACTGCTACATGAACTTCGTCTCCTATTGACCCTTTACCAAGATCCGACGCGTACGTCGAGGTTCCTGGTTCGCCATTGAAAGATGAGCTATAAGCCCAACCAGAAAAACTGGTGATTCCTTCAGTGATCAATGATACCTTCAAACTATTTCCTTTGATACCTGGATATTTAGCAGCCCAGTGGCCTACGGCCCCTGCGCCAGTATTATATCCTGCATCAACATAGTGAGTATCATTCTTAATCAAAAGCCCGTTACCGCCGGCAAGTCCTGTAGCATTTAAATGCCCAGATTCGGCGCGAACTACTTTCAAAGCATTGCCATATTTTAAAAATGACGCGGCTGTAAGAAAGTATTTAAAAGTATTGTCATCCGGTGCACCAAAGGTATCAGCTAGTCCTTGTTCAGAACTAATACTGGTAACTTCAGCAACTGGACCCCAATTAAATGACCCAGCGAATCCACCAATACTGGTAGAAACGGCGGGTACTACAGAAGTCGCATCAATTTCATTGACTTGAACTCCTGGTGATACTTGAAATGCCATCGCTTTATCCTCTCAAAAAGGTTTGTTTATAAGTTTTTATTTTATAAGTTAACATAATAAGGTTATTTTCACTCACAACTATTTATAATTAAAATAATCCTGTGGTTTTTGTATCTTCTTCAAACCAGATATTACCTTCACCATCCCCAACTCCTTCATCTTTCTT